TACGAGTCCGTATCATCGGTGGTCGGCATGTAAGTCAGGGAGGCCACGACCGGGTATGATGGGCTGGCGCTGACGTGTGAAGTATTGTCGTCAGGGTACTTCTTCGTCGAGGAGTCGTAGCCAAGTTTCAGGACGATGTAGGAATAGTGGCTAGTGGGGTTGAAGTTCCACTTGTAGTAGACCATCTGCCAATCGCTGACAGGCATATGGTTCATGTACCAGCTCGTCCCCTCGATCATCGGGTTCAGGTTGTTCACCAGACCCGGCTCGACCTTGAAGTACCATTCGTCGACGCCCGTCTTCTTGCCGAGGTTCGTGACTTGGAACGGATAGACGCTATCAGAGACCGTCTGGATAATGGGCCGAGACCAAGGCTGCAGGATTTCTAGATGGGAGCCAGAGCTCGTGCGGGTAAAGGCGTATCCGACGCCAGGGTTGAGGATGGACATGAATTATTAAGCGCCGTTGTCGTAGACTTCCCGCGTATAGCCGTAACGGTTATAGCGGATTTCATAGGTGCATTTGAAGATGCTGCCATAATCCTCGAAATTGACCTGCGAAAGCATAAGACAATCATCGTGGTCGGAGTCGGTGGACTGGAAGGTCGTGCCGATGTAGTCAGGGAGCAGTTTGACCGATGCGAAATACTGCGTGGCGGATGTCTTTCCTACCGCGGCACGGAGATCGGCGCATTTGCTCGAAGTAGACTTAAAGTAAATAATACCAGAGAAGGCGGTCGTCGGGGCTAAATACTGCGTCTTGCCGTAAAGCTTCGGATAGGCCGGGTCGACGAAACCGATGAATTTGCCTCCGTCTGCCGTCTCGAAGCAGGCGCCGTTATTACCTTCCCAGGACTTGACGACCACAGGCTTCCCGGTCGTGACATTCAGTACTTGGACGAGCGGGCCGAGGTCGGATTCGGTATAAGTAGTCGCTCCAGGGACACCGGCGATTCCACCAGAAATAAAGAACTTAGGATGGGCCGTGATGTTCTCGCCTGTCAGGGAATCCGATCCGCTGACGTTTGGATTCGTATAGTCGACTGCAGAACCTCCGACGGTGTTATTGATGCCGACGTAGTCAGCAGTCACCGTGGCGATACCTAGTTTATCGTAGGTCGCGTCAATCTTATGGACGGCCATGTAGCCGCTGAAGGGCGAGACAGGGTGAGCTGCGCCGCGTGCGAAGGATGAGATACCTGCGAGCGCCTGGTCGCGATTTACCTTGAAAGTGCATTTGCCGTTGAACAGTCCGAAGCCGTCGGTGGCGACGGTCCAGTTCGGCTGCAGGATGACCGAGGTCAGGTCATTCCCCTGGGCTTTGTAAGAAGGTCCGGTGGGCATGGTATTGAAAGTTAGTCAGACATATCGCCGTGAAAGTCTGGCGAAGGGGTTTCGTCCTTGGTGATATCGTTGGTCTTGAATGTCTCGGATTTGGCGGCGATGGACTGCAGTAGCATGGTGTGCTTTTTGGCCTCATCCAGCTGCTGGTTTAGGACTTCGCTGACAGGGTTTGCGCCCACGCCGACGACGTTGGAAAAGCCGGATTGGACGGAGAAAGTCTCGGCTTTAAGGGGCGTTTCCTTCCCCATCGTGATCAGGTCTGCAGCGGCCTTCTTGGCTTCAGGAGTGTTGACGACGGATTCATTCTTTTTCTGCTCCATCTGGGCGCTCACGATCCGCTCTACTGCGTCCTGCACTTCTTTGTGCGCCGCAATCATCGACAAAGGAATCTGTGCTCCACCTTCACCCGACTCGATTGAGGCGACGACCTTGCTTACGACTGCTTCAACGTCAGGGTGAATGGCTCCTAGGTCTCCGGAAATGTATGCCTTTGTCGCAGCGAGGCGCTGAATGTCCACTTCTTCTTTCTTTTTTTCAAATGATTCCTTTGAGGCCTTGTCGGCGAGAATCTTAGCGAAGGGACTGGTAATGCTCTTGGCTTCGGAAATCTTCTTTTGCAGTTCGACCCATTCCCGAAGAATCTTGACCATCTTTTCTCCTTCGGCTCCAAAAGCGGCCGTGGCAATCGCGGCCTGCCGGGTGTCGTCGGTCGTCGTGTTGATGGCGTTGGACAGCGCCATAAGCACCTGGTCTTCGTTCACCTTGCCATCGACGAGGTCTTTCGAGGAGAAACCAAGTCGGGTCAGGACTTCGTGATAGCGGGACGTCGAGTCGCGGGCCTCGATGATGGCCTTCTTGGCCGTCCTGTAGGCTCCGGCGACATCCTCAATCTGGAAGCCCATCTGGGAGGTGGCCTCGCTGACTTTCTGGTACTGCTCCACCGTCATGTTGGTATCCCGGGCTTGGTTCCCGAGCTTGGCGCCTGCGTCGACGGCATCCTTGATTTTCTGTTTATATTCTTCGATGACTGATTCGACCTTGCTGAACGCCATGTGGGCCAAGGCGAGCGGCCCGATCATGTGGAAAAGAGATTTCGCGATCTGGTTGCCGACGTTCTTCAGCTTATATTGGAACTTGTGAAACGTCTGGTCGAGGACGCCCATATCGGCCTGCGACTTCTTCGTGACCTTCTCGGTGTCCGAGGTGCCCTTGATGGCGTATCTGATCTCCTTAGTTGCCATGGTCTGTTTCCTTTGCCGGAACGGCACCCTGCTTGGTCAGGTCTTCCATCATCTTCTCCTCCTCGGTCGTCATCAGGTTGAGGTCTGCTCCCTTGTTCATCGCAAAAGCCGAATTCAGCCAGATGGCTTGGCTCTCCGGCATTTCCCAGGCTTCTTCGGGTGTCAGGCCTCCCTGGATGAGATTAGCGATGACCGCCAGAATCCAAGGAATACCGCTGTCCTCGGCTTTCCCTTTGGTCACTTCGGTTTTGCTCCAGAACTTCGGCCAATCCTCGAGGCCTACGTGCTCGGCGAACACTTTGACCGCTTTGGTCATTAGTTCCGGGTCACGGCCAAGTCGCCAAATCCAGACGCGATCCCAGAAACCGAAGTCACCGATGGTACCACCAGAGCAGACTTGCGCCGCGATGATGAGGTCGATGGGCTTCACCGGCTCCCCGGGCTCGACCAGGGGGGAACCTAGGGCCATCAGAAGCAGGCGATGACGAAGGCAAAATGGATAAACGGAACGACCCAGAAACTTAATCCGGGTCGGTACCGTGAACGCGTTGACGAACCGACTATCCATGGGGGTATTGTCCCCCCGATGGCAGCGAAGTCAATTAGGCAGGGGTAATACCTTCGTAGGCTTCCGCGGTGATGGAAACCTTGGTGAATTCCTTTGAGCCGCCTTTTTCGTCAATCTTGGTGATCCAGCCCGAGTACGAAGCGGAGCTGGTGGCGCCGTAAGCGCTGTTGGCGTGGACGGTGAAAGTGATGGCGGCTCCGAGGTTCGGGATGGTTCCGACCTTCACGATGCCCTCAAGGCTGAGCTCGGACTTGCGGTCATCACCGCGCCAGGTCTTCGTGATGCCGTTCTCATCGGAAACCGTGTCGGCCGTATTGAAGCCGGAGGAGACCGAGTAGGACTGGACGTAAAGGTTCGTGACAGAACCGGCGACGCCGTAGAGGCAGGTGGTTCCTTGGGTAATAGCGGCCATTTGATTTTGCGGGGTCTGGCAACCTTAGTTGGCGATGACCGTGAGGACGTTGAAACCGAAGGACGTGGCCCAGCTGCGGACGTCGACGCCTTCGTCTTCCGAACCGATGGTCACGTCATAAAGGGCGGCATCCCCTTGGGTCGTGAAGACAGCCTTGAATGAGGTAACGTCCTGCATGATGCCAGCGACGACAGCGCAGCGGGCTCGGTGATCGGCAAGAGTCGTGTCGTCGGCGTTCGAGATGACAGACATACGGACTCCGCACATGTAGTTGCCAAGGCCTTCTGGGAGGTCGCCAGGAGCCCGGGCGGAATCGCAGACGGCGATAATCTTGGGCAGGACGTTGTCGTCGGCGCTGTCGCCCGTGTAGACGGCTACGCCAGCGAGTCCGGACTGGGCCGAGAGGTAGGTCTTGAGGTTGGCCTCGACGATGTGGCGGATGCTCTTGGTGCCCATAAAGTTGCTCGGGCTGGCAATCAAAAGTTATCGAAATCAAAGCTTTCGTCTATGTTTCTTCCCAATAATTGTTGTAGGTCCATCGCTATGCGATTCATGGCCTGTCCATAGACCAATTCCTGCACGTGGAAGAAGGAAGAGACGCCGTCGTTATCACCGATCGGATTGGCGAAGATGATTTCGGCGTTATTCTCCGAGAACTTGAAAGTGAGGTAGCACCCGACGCCTGGGAACTTCTTCACGTAGCCTGCCACGCCTTTCTTGCCCCAGTCCCCTGCCTTGTAGCGGACGGACGGTTCAGGAAGGCTGACGATGACGTTCCACCAGCCTGCCTTCAGCTTGCCGACCTGCGTCTGTTGCAGCTTGATGTAATTGTTCAGTTCGGCCTTGGACGAGACAAGATAACGACCCTTCTGGTCACCTTGGTGCTTGATAATCTTCGTGCGGCCTTGGCGGTTCTGATACTTTAAACGGTCGTGAATGTATTTCATGTCGACGACGACTTGAGAGCCGTAGTCGCTCATCTTGACCTGTATCTGATTAAAATAATTCTGGGCTTTCTTGAATGACCGGGTCGTGTCGGCGTCCTGCGCGATCTTGTTCGTCAGCACCGAGTCGAAGGTGATGCCAGCGGCGACGATTTCCTTCTTCGCCTTGTTGAAATCGGTCCAGTTCCGATATTTGGCCGCTATGCCCATGCGATTGAGCAGAATGGCGGCCGGGGAGCGGGTGCGGTCGTTCTCGGCGGTGAAGATGCTGCGGATGTCCCGCTCGACGGCGGCCTTGCCCGTAAGCTCGGCCTGCTTGGTCTCGCCACGACCTCCCCCGCTGACGAGCGGAGGGGTGAAGGTGATGCTGTCCCTGGACATCAAGCCAGCCTCGCGGATGGCCGTGAACTCCATCGACCAGCCGACAGTTTTCGAGAAATGTCTAAGGGCGATGCCGAACTCCTCGGCGGTGGCCTTGCGCAGCCCCATGGCTTACTGCGAGTCCTCGATGACCGTCAGGGTGATCCAAGCGGAAGCAGGCTTATAGGTCCGGCCGCTGATACGGAGATGGCGGTCTCCGACGACCACTTTTTTGCCGATGGCGAAGTTGGCGATGGGGGCACCCGAGGCTAGCGTTGCTCCAGAAGCCCCATTAGACCCATCTGGGAGGCTCCAGGAGGCCGTTACGGCGGGCAGACGGACAGTGTATAGGGTCTCGTTATTAAAACCGCCAGCACCGAGCACCTGATTCTGGACGGGGTCTGAAATCAGCGCCTTGAAGGTCAGGGTACTGTCGAAGGTCCGGCCGTCGATGCCGAAGTCGGCCACCATATCCTTGGCGTCCTGCAGAAACTCCCCGTAAAGGCTCATACACTTGCGGAGGTAGGCAAAAAAAAGACCCCCATTGCTGGGGGTCAGTTTGGAGCCTGTCAGTCCGATTAGGCGGACTTGAGGCGGACGAGGCTGGTCGAACGACCGACGGCGGCACCGAAAAGGAGCGTCGCGGTGACGTTGTAGTAGCCGCTCTGTTCCTGACCCATGAGGATCTGGATGGAGAGACCGCTCTGGTCGTCGGTGGCGACGGCCATGTCGAAGCCCGGGATTTCGCTGTAAGGCAGACCCGAGGCCACCGCGATGGC